TCCCAGGTGACTATTTCGTCACCAGGCGCTAATCAAATTGATTAGCTCCGGGGCGTTCAGCCCCGTCCCTCCAAAAGAACCTTTAAACGGGTTCTTTACCGTTAGGCTGTTTTCCCAATTGGGTGCAACAGCCAGCTTTGTCGTGTAACGGACCTGATCAGGCCTGACCAGGATTTTGCCGTTGACGATGTTACCTCTGAGAAACGCGATGTAAAGCCCAGCAGGATTATACCTGCGAGGCTTATCACCGCGCGGAACGTGGATAATATCTTTACTCTCGTCGAAGGTCATACACTTCGGATTAACACGGAAGCACCTATAAAGGTAGCTACCGTATCTTCCCTTGCGTATGTTCCTAGGCCTGAGTTCGAATATACTCCTTTCGGAGATCCATATTCCACAATCAGCGTTTTCCCAAGGGGGTACCGCAATACGCGGTACTCGTCTTAGGAGGGATCCAACGGTCCGGACTAGGGGAATACCCTGGTTAACGGACCACAGGTTCAGCTGATTTATCAGAGAATAACAGTCTTGTGTCGTCTTAAGGGTCTTACAATAGACACCTCGGACAGGATGACCTTTAAAAAAGTCACCACCACAAGACTCCCTAAAGGGGAAGTTACCAGTGAAGGTCTTCCCGTGGTTGATGGTAAAACCAAGGAGTTCAAGGAGACGTAAAACATGCCCTACAATTTCTGTAGGGCATATAATATCATCTCCAAAAACACCCCAGTTTGCCACTCTGTGTTCGAAGAGATTCCCAGATAACGAGTTGTCAACTCGATTTACACCTGAGTTCACTTCAAACGCAGAAGCCACAACGCAACTGAATAAGGCGGTTTGCAATGGAAACGTAAAACCGTTCCCCATTGTGGAAACCATATTCAGTTCACCGTCCTCACCGTTAAAAGAATAACGGGGCGAACGTAGGATGTCAAGCCATTGAGTTATCTCAATTGGAAGCATCTCACGTATCATCCTCGTACTCATCGAATCTGAAGCAGAAGATAAGTCAATAGTGACTAAATCTAATGTCTCAGATCCGCGGTGAGCGAGACTTCTGTTAAGGGATGGTTGTTTTGCAAGGTCTATATGGAAAAATCCACGTAGACGATGCTCAATGATCCTCCCTAGGCCAATCTGAAAAAACATATTTAGATTGGGCTCAACACAGATAGTCCTTGCGGTGTTAACGTCTTTAGGTACAAAGCTAAGACGGTTACCTGCAGCTACGTCTGGACCTCCCCAGGAACCTTTGCGGTTAATCTCCGCTTCGTTCCACAGGGGCAACTGTCCAAAGTAGGTCGCATAAGCGCGATAGAGACCAAGCGATGTTGTAGAAAGGTTAGAGTCAAATAACTTCGTGTAGAAGTCACCTGACTCAGAACCAATCGACGCACCAGGGCCCGTCCCTCCATGATCAAGGATTGATCCGAAGGAATGGACTAACGTGCATCGTTCAGGCGGGACGAAGAATTGATAAAGGTACTTTTTTTGGGTACCAATCAATAACTCGTCACGCAAGTCTACAACATTTAGCTGCCAAGTTTTGCACTTCGGATTGACAGTACAAAACTTCTCGTAGGCTACAAGCTGTTGTTCCTTTGTCATCGCGTCTCCGTGATATTTCTTCACGAAGGACGATGCCAGGGACTTGGCCGCAGCGGTCCGAGGACTATCCCAGGGTAAGACTGAAAAGTCATCACCATAGGTTAAGCCGAGGTCTGCAAGCAGGTCTAAGTAAAGAGCATGAGAGTCTATCGATCTCATCGTGCACCACCTAATAAGCCATTAAGTCATGAGCTGCGGTTACACTGGAGAACTAACTACCTAGTGGGGTATAAACACCACACGAATGCAGAAAGTTCAAAAGTATAACAAGTACGAAAAGTACTGTAATAGTACCTTCGTATCCGGAGTCCATTAAAGAACTCCGGAGACCAACGTGTCGCCCAAGCCAGCACTCTGCTGGTAAAGGGCGCCAATGTGGGCCGATAAAGCAGCTCGAACGTTCGCCGGATCAGCCGCATCAGATCCTGCTGGAGTCTCCACAGAAGTGGTGATCAGCATCGTCTGATAGGGTTGACCAGCAAGCGGGAGTACACCCTTACGGGTGACCAGCTTATATACGTTCCTGGCGACAGACGAAACGACCCCCGTACTCGGGTTCGGGCTACCAAGAACCTTAAGGTTCTTGGGTCGCCAAAACGTAAGAGTAAAGGGGCACGCCACTGACGAAACGTTAACACCGGTCTGTGTACCGCCCAAAGCGGTGACCACAGACTGTTTACCGTTCACGTCAGGAGCGATGTCGCTAATGACAGTATAGGTGGGACTGGTAAAACCAGTCTGCGCACTACCCGTAACCGGGCTCGAAAGAGTAACGGACATATTGTACCTTGAATGGGTCAGGGTTATCGAAAAATCTGTCTTCGGACCTTGTTTCTAGAAGCTAAAAGAGCGGACA